CCATCTTCAAACGGAATATGTTCTGCATGACAGCCTTGTTTTCTTTTTATTTCAATATCATGGAATGGATGAATAATGTTATTGAATACTTCTTCATTTAATATATTGAACCATCTTGTGATCATATTTTTTGATGGTTTAAATTCTCCTTGTGTTTGTTTTCGGATTTCCTTAATAATATAATTATCTTTGGAAATATACACACTCTTCCTCCCTTATCGTTTACTTTCTGGTCTCCCACTCTTTTTCCGTTCCGCCTTAACAGACGGTTGAGTTCCCTGTTCCGGTTTTTCAGTTGTGAAATCTGTTTCTACTTTAAAGTCACAAGTTACAATATGACCAAAAAATTCACCCGTATACATAAAACTATCCCATTTTAAAACAAGTGGTGTCATTCCTTCAACTTCAACAGTAATATATTTTTCTTTAAATGCTTCTGTTACTATAGCATCAAAAGATTTACCACTCTTTTTGCCTTTCGCTTTATACTTAACAACAGTTTTTAAATATGATTCATCCATTTTATTAATCCTTTTTATATAAATCTGGAAATACTCCTAAAACTAACTTTTCCGTTAATCCTTTTATTTTAAGTTTCTTTTTTAACATACCAACATATAAAGCACTTTCATTTTCATTCATAGACTCCAATACTTGAATTAAAAGCTCACTTAATCTTTGTTCAGTAACACCTTCACTCTTGGGATGTCCTTTAACAAAAATAGAACACTTTGGAATGGTAGTAAATAAAGTTGCTGGATTTACTCCATCAGGCCCTTCATCTGGTGTATATTTTGGAATCTTATTAATATTCCAAACAATATTTGGATCAAAAGTTCCTTGCAATAAAAACTTCAATGTCTTATTATCTTTATGTTCTTCTAAAAATGCTTTCTTTTTTTTCCAATGTTTTAATGCTTTAAATTCTTCAAACAATTCTGAAATGTTTTTTGTCATCTTGTAAAGTCTCCCATATTTTCCATAAGATATTTCAATCTATTCTTAATAAAATAATTCATTAACTGACCATTCTGATATTTCTTTTCTTCATTATATTGATCTAAAATAGCATTAGAAATCTTTTCAGGAATCAAATCAAAATCAATTAAGATTTTATTTCTTATCCATCCTCGCTTCATATCATCAGGAAAATCATGTGGGTCTTCAACTAACCAATTAGCTATTTTCTTTTTTGAAATAGCCTTTTGACGGACACCATTCACAATACAATCATCATCAGATAATATGTTTGGAATACCATCACCCTTGTCACCACGAATAATATGTTCCTTTAAGTACTTATAAGGGTCTATTCCATTGAGCATTTTCTGTTTCATTGGGGAATACTGCTTTACCCATTTATATTTATACAATTGAGAAAAGTCTTTATCACTTGATACAATCAAGCTTTTCTCATTAAATGCCTTAGAAAGTACTGCAATTACATCATCCCCCTCGGCATGTGGTACTCGTATCACTTTATATGGAAAGAATGTATCAATTTCTTCAATAATCTTACTAATCGTATCAAATAAAGCACTCCAATCCATACCCTTTTCTTGTTTCTGTTTTTCTCTAGCTACTTTTCTATGGGCTTTATAGAATGGAAAAGCTTCTTTACGCCAACTACCGTGAAAATCAGTACAGATAACAATTTCACCATACTTATCTTTATACTTATTCCTATAAGAACGAACACTATTCAATACTAAATGGCGGATAAAATCTTCACCAAATCGTTCCTCATCCGGTACTTTATGTGCCACCATTATTGAACCAACAATTATATTTGAAAAATCTAAAAGTATCATAACGCTCCTTTAACAATCTTTATTTGCAAATATCCATACTCTTTTAAAAACTCAATACCATCATCATTTTTATAATCTTCTTCATAATAAAGTTCACTGATACCAGATTGTAGTATTAACTTAGCACAATGTATACAAGGTGCATAAGTAGTAAACATAGATGAATTTAAACCAGATTCAGTTGATCTAGCTAATTTTAAAATAGCATTAGCTTCGGCATGTAATACTTCTGGTTTTGTTTTTCCATCTTCTTCACAAACATTAGAACCTCCAGAAGGCATACCATTATATCCAATAGAAATAATTCTATCATCTTTAACAATGATACAACCAACCTTTAATCTTGTTGCTGAAGATAGTTCTCCATAAACACGAGCAACTTTTAAATGAGCTTTTATAAATTTATTTTTCATTAATAAAATACACTCAACAGAATTGTGTCTTTACCAATACGCCCCTTCAATTGTTTCTCTTGAGTTTTCATACTATTTAAAGCCTTTTTCAACGCTCCCTTTTTAAGATTAGCTAGTGCTTCTTTAGGTTTTCGTACTGTCTTTTCAACTGATTCTGTTTCATCAAAATGTAAAAGAGTTGTTCCTTTGACACTAAATCCCCTAATAGAGTTTTCAGCACGATAAACACCAAGACGATTATACTTAGTATTGTAGACCCATAGTTCATTGGCCCCAATAATCTTTTCTGGATTAACGCTAACCAACTTCAACTCAGGAAATTCAACTTGATACTTTATCTTCTTAACCAATCTTTCTGCAGAAAGAGTTTTCTTCTTTCTAGGCTTTCTTTGAGCCGTAGCATTTTTAATAAGACGGTCAATATCATCACAAATAACACCATAGAAGTCCATCATCTTTTTATGATACTTTGGTTTCAAGTGACTCCATGCTTCTAAGTAATATTCATCATCTTTATTGTATACGTCAACCAACTCATTAAAGCAATCAATATAAAACTGTCTCATTTTTCGAGCATGAACAGCCTTACATCCCAAATTACTTAAATGAGCATAACAATCATATTTAAGTTTATAATCATTTTTAATAAAATTGTCAACTATTCCTTCAACGGCAGAAATATAATCTTCAACCTGCCCTTGAATTCTATCTTGAATAGTTACCTTAGGTTTTTCTTTCTTTTCATCCTTTTCATCCTTTTCTGGTTTCTCTTTCTTCCACATATTTTTATATGTGGGATCTTGTTTCTCTCCATTAATTACTGGAACAGCTCTTGTAACACCATCTTGACATATCATTATATCATAACAAACGTGTCCATCACTCATAATATCCTCCAAATTCCAAAGATTGCTATCATTATCACTATCACATTTAAAACGATCAAATTTACGCTACTTCTTAAATACGCATTAATAATATGTAATGTTGAACCTACTAATTGAATTAAAAATATTTTTAAAATAGAAACATCATCACCATACCATGCCATTAAAACATAGATACTAATAAAACATAATGAACCAATCGTTTCACAAAATAATCGAAAACGATGATTCTTCCAATCATCAATCAACCAACTTTTCATATTACCCTCAATTATTACTATAAGTCATTTTATAATTAGGAGATTCGACTACAATTTCTGGATACTCAACCATCTTTGCGTCATTAGATTCATTTATAGAATCTAACCATTGGTCAAATTCTTCATGGTTAAGTCGCAATTCCTCATCACTATTAAAAAACTCATCTCTATCATCACCAAAATCTTTCCAAATACTCATTTTATTTAAACTCCTTTTATCAATTATTATACTTCTATTATACGGGAATTGATCTTAAGAGTCAAGGAAAAGGTGACGTTGTAAGTCATTGTTTTATAAGGAGTTATCAACAATCACTATAACCCCTTTATTTACAAGGAGTTATAAACCCTTTGTTTGTATAGACTTAGAAACTATTTTTTTACTAATAAGATCCATCAAATCTAACACTCGGCAACTGTATCCAAACTCATTATCATACCATGCGAGTAATTTAAGGAACCTCTTATTAATAACTTTGGTAGATAAACAATCAATTATTGAGGAAAAGGGACTTCCAACATAATCAACTGAAACCAGTGGTTCACAGGAAACATCAATAATACCATTCATTTTACCCTTGGATTCTTTAACAAACATATCATGGATCATATCAACAGTAACATCCTTTTCTAATTCTACTGATATATCCAATAATGAAACATCAGGTACCGGAACACGAATTGCCATACCATCTAGCTTTCCTTCTAATTCAGGAAGAACAATTCCTATATTCTTTGCTGCTCCTGTAGATGTTGGAATAATAGACATAGTTGCTGCTCGAGCTCTTCGTAAATCTGGATGGGAAGAATCAAGTAATGTCTGACCCATAGTATAAGAATGAATGGTTGTTACAGAACCATATTTAATACCAAAGTTCTTTTGAAGAATTTTGAGGAGAGGAGAAAGGCAGGTTGTTGTACATGAGGAGGTTGAAATAATATTTGTATCTTGTAACTTATATTCTGTTTCATTCACACCATAAATTAAAGTAGCATCAACATCTTT